GATCGTCCGCCGTGTATTCGGTGGATTGGTCGCAAATCATCTCGTTTCGGTTCAGCCTATGAGCTTACCGTCGGGACTCATTTTCTTCCTCGATTTTCAGCATTCCGGCCCTACTCGCTTGGGTTCCCAAGCCAGTGGTTCCTTATATGGTGGTAACGTGGTTGGTCGTCAGTTGACCGGTGGCGTGACGCTTGGTGCTGATCCAGGTGGCTTTTATGATATGGGTCACGGATTTTCGTCAGCCCAATCCAGCTCGCTTGCAAACGATCTTGTCATATATGCAATGTCCACAGCAATGGAGAGCGTTACAGGCTCTGCGATGAGCCAGGCACAAAAGAAGATGGTCGATTTCGATCCTGATATTTTGGCCGACACTGTTCAATCGTATACGCAGGTAGCAGTAACTACGGGCACATCAGGTGTTTGGACAAACTTTCATAGGAAGCATGTCGCGGCAATTACTGCAACACTCGCACTGGCCAACAAGACGGCGCTCGCAGATGGCCATCAGCCTACAATTGTCCGTCGTTTGACTAAGATAGTTAAGGGTACCGAAGTCGCCAATTCCGGCGGCGGTGGCGCTGTAGACCACATAGTCTTTACGTTTAGGCAGTCACGAGTCGGTGATGGGAATTCCGACGGCGGATCTGACAGTCAGGTTGTCAAGGCGGGTACTAACCTCTTGGGAGTTAGTGTACCACAGTCTGATGGCCTCGCTGAGGTTCAGGGTGGTGTTGGTGCTGTTGTGGGTCAACCCCCATGGCAGCTTGAAGGTGCAGGTGCTGGTGATGCAGCCACTTCTCCTTTGAACACTGCTGACGTCATTCCAGAGATTGACATCAAAGTCGACAGCATCGCCGTGACAGCCGTCACGAAGAAGCTGAAGGCTCGTTGGACTCCGGAATTGGGTCAAGACCTTAATGCTTATCATAACCTTGACGCCGAGGTTGAGCTTACTGGTATTCTTTCGGAGCAGATTGCTCTTGAAATTGACCGTGAGCTTCTCAATGAGCTTGTTCAGGGCGCTACTGCCAGTACTCGTTACTGGAGCCGTGCACCTGGGTTGTTCCTTGACAGTAATGGTAGCGAACTTGGTGCTTCTTCGGCTGCACCTGACTTTACTGGTACGGTTAGTGAGTGGTATGAGACACTCATTGAGACTATCAACGACGTCAGCGCGCAGATCCACCGAAAGACGCTCCGAGGCGGTGCAAACTTTGTAGTTTGTTCTCCTGAGGTTGCTAACATCCTTGAATTTACTAGTGGTTTCCGCGCAAGCATTACCGCTGATCAGGATCGTGGCACCATCGGGGCCGTTAAGGCTGGCTCGCTTTCCAAGAAGTTCGACGTTTATGTCGATCCTTACTTCTTGCGAAATGTGTGCCTCGTCGGTCGCAAGGGTAGTTCGTTCCTTGAGAGCGGGTTTGTTTACGCTCCTTATGTGCCACTGCAGGTCACTCCTACCATTTTTGGTCAGGAAGACTTCGTGCCGCGTAAGGGTGTCATGACTCGTTACGCAAAGAAGATGGTTCGTCCCGATATGTACGGACTTGTCATCGTGCGTGGTCTCTTGGGTGAAGAGATGCCTAGCTAAGTTAACTTCTAGTTAGCAAAGAAAAGCCTCCCCATTTATTTGGGGAGGCTTTTTCCTTTTTGTCATACTATTTATATTATGAAAGCGCAGCTATATGTGGGCTGCAGATAACAACAGTCATTTAAGGAGAACAAAGTTATGGCTAAATCAGGATTTGCAGTATCCGATAGAAAGAAAGTTGAAGTTTTAAGTGCAGACAAGACCATTGAGCCACATGATTGCGGGACAGTGTTCCTTCTTAATCTTGCGACCGCGCATGCGATCACATTGCCTACAGCCGCCAAAGCCGGCGAAGGGTGGTGGTGTAGATTCATTTCGTCTGTAGCACAAACCCATGATGTGACAATCACTTTTGGTGCCACCGTGGCCTCCGGCGAAACCGCAACCTTGTTGGAAGTTTCGACTGATGGCGCCGAGGACGTTTGGAGTCTTGGCGGCGGCGGCACAGAAACACTAGTTGTGGCTAACGCTGCTGACACCATAGGCGATGAAGCAGAACTTGTTGTCGCTAACGGGGTCTGGTGGATCCGCGCTATTTCGAAATCTTAAAGGTACTTAAAAGGAGAAAAACTAATGGCTAAGTCATCTTTGTCTTTTACCGACAGAAAAAGAGTAAAAGTTTTAAACACTGCTGGAGCATTGCAATTAGAAAGAGCAGATTGCGGCACCGTATTTATTCTTAACAGTGTGAAGGGTCATACTATAACTCTTCCGACTGCTCACAAAGCCGGACCAGGCTGGAATGCTAGATTTATTGTAGGTACTGTGCAGAACGATTTGTCAGACAGAACCACCAGCTCTATTGTAGCACAGGGGTCCGAAACAGTAACAATAGTCAAGGCCACAACTACCGGCGCCGGCGCCGCCACTGGCACCGCTGCTGCAGCAGAATCCTTGGACTTTAATGGCTATGCAGCAGACGATGTATTTACAATTACTGTCCCTGTTGCAGCCGGCGGCACAGGAACAACCTTTACCTTTACTTTTGTAGCCAACGATGCCGCTCTCACTGACGCGGACGAAATGACGGCCGGTAATTTTCAGATTTCCGCAGATACTGGAGGCGCAAATGCCATGGCCGACATTGCGGCCGCCGTGATGGACCTTATTAATGGCGCTGCAGATAACGCCTCAGTGGCTGTCAGAAAACCACAATCAGGTGAAGGAATATTTGAAACAGGTATTCAAGGCATCACAGCGACTGTCACCAATGCTGAATTTGTAACAATCACTGTTGATGTTGTTGGAGCTGCAGGTGATGGTGTTGCTCTCACAGAGGGTGCAGGTGACAATGTTATAGAAGGCGCCACCATCGGGGCCATCGGTGGTGCCACAGCAGGAGTTGCAGCTACTGGCGTCAGCGCCTCTGGTCAAACAATTACGGTTGCACCATCTGGAGTAGCCAAAGGTGATCAGATCGAAATCTGTGAAGTGAACGACAAGTGGCAAGTAAGAGCCATTCACTCAGCGTAAGAAAGGAAAACAATGGGAAAACGCAAAAGAAGACTGCATAATCCAAAATTTGCTATTAAAAATGCAGCAATTAGAGCATTAGCAAACAAGTTCAAAGGAACAATAGAGGCAACTGTTGAAAATGTGACAGAGGTAATGGAAGACTTAAAAGAGAGAATTCCAAATGCACTCACCAAGCTCGTAAACGTAGAAGAGCCAACAGTCACAGAGACGCCTCCTGAAGAGGTGACAGAGACAGTAACAGAAGAGGTTGTCGAGACTCCGAATAAGAAAAAGACCACAACTCGGAAGACCACAACTCGTACCACTTCTCGAAGAAAGCCTCGCGCCACAAAAAACAAAAAAGTTAGTTAGAGAGTTTAATAGGTTCGGTTACTAATTATAATTAGTAAACTTTATAAGAGGAACTATGCATGGCCTTGCCTATACTAACACCAAAAAGCACATTATCTGCAGTTATATTGTCCTCCACGGGTTCCATAGCAGCAGTAAATTCAGCAGTACCATATAAGGTATACTCAGACCCAACATCTTATCTTTATGATGGCAATTTCTTGACCGGCGCCGCCTTGCAAGTACCCTACGTTTATAAAAAGCTTGGCGGGGATGTATTGGACATAGAATTAACACCCGGCAACGTCTATACAGCATACGAAGAAGCGGTGCTGGAATATTCTTATTTGATAAATATACACCAAGCTAGCAATATGTTAGCATCTACACTGGGTAATACGACTGGTTCTTTTGACGATAAGGGCAATTTAGTTTTGTCCGGATCCTTACTTTATGAGAAGGATGGAAAGCCAAAACATATAGCCCTCAAATATCCGAAATTTGACTACGGAACAATAAGAAGGGCGGCTAAAGGGGTTTCCGATGAGATCGGAGGTATGGAATCTACACAGTTTTCAGCTTCTATGAACATTCAACCAAAACAGCAAGATTACGATTTGCAAAAAATCGTTTCAACGTCCAAAGCCTTTTCAGGTTCTGTTGGGTCGAAAAAGATTTTAGTCAAAAAAGTTTATTATAAGACGCCGCATGCTATGTGGAGGTTTTATGGATATTACGGTGGTTTAAACGTCGTAGGAAATCTTCATAATTATGGCCAGTTTTCAGATGACTCAACATTTCAGCTTGTGCCAGTTTGGCACAACAAGGCCCAGGCTATTGCTTTTGAAGACGCCATATACACAAGAATGTCTCATTTTTCGTATGAATTAAAAAACAACAAGTTAAGGCTGTATCCAATCCCTCAAGTGGGTATGCCAACCAAGATGTGGATAGAGTTTAGTATCCCCGGTGACGCTTGGGATGATGATGACATAAAAGTTGATGGTGTTAACAACATGAATACCCTACCAGTTGGCAACTTGCCATTTAATAGCATTAATTCGATTGGTAAACAGTGGATCCGACGATTTGCTTTGTCTCTATGTAAAGAAATGCTTGGACAGGTAAGAAGCAAGTTCGGCGCTGTACCAATTCCAGGTGAGAGTTTGCAACTTAATGGCTCGGCTCTGATAACGGAAGGTAAGGAAGAACAAGACAAGCTAAGAGAAGAACTGAAGACAACTTTAGCAGAGCTGACATATGCCAAGCTAGCGGAAACCGATGCCACAATACTTGAAAATGCACAAAAGGCATTAGATACAGTTCCAAATTATATCTTTGTAGGATAGGGGGTTAACGGTGGCTGATAACAAGTGGCAACAACCAGACAATCCTCCTCCTCCTTTGTTCGCGGGCAAAAAAGAGAAGGATTTTGTTAAACAGGTTAATGATGAAATCATCGAACGCGTTGTCGGCCAGACAATAATATATTATCCAATAAGCCTGGAACACACCAATTATCATGATTTATATGGTGAAGCAATTCAAAAGAATTTTTTAGATCCAATTAGAGTGTATGCTATGGTAAAATTCGAATCTCAAAATACAACAACAACTCCGTTGGGTGTGGATAGGATTGAGAAGATAACAGTTAATTTTCACTCTAGGCGTCTACAGGAGGATCAAGACCTTTTCGTGAGAGAGGGAGATTTTGTTCAATTCGGTGAACATTTTTACGAGATATTTACTTTAACGGAACCAAAATGGCTTTTCGGTCAAGTAGAATCTAAATTTGAAATTACGGCCGAGTGTGTTAGAGCGAGAGAGGGTCTTTTTAATGTATAGAGATCCAGAAAATAGTTGGAAAATACACTTTGAGCCCTCGACAATTGAAACCATTGATAGAGCGGTATTAAATTATATAAAGGGGCTGGAACTCTTTGCAGACACCAATACGGGCTGGCGCGAAGTCCCGGTTATTTGGGGAACGGCGGAAAGAGCATATCAAGTAAAAAATAAAAAAGATATAAGAGATAGTCAAGGTATGTTAATATTACCTTTGATGACGATCGAAAGAAAACAGATAACAAAAGATATGGCTAGTAAAGGCGTGTTTCAGGGCAATGTTTACGAAAATAGCGATGAACAAGGGGGCGCCCTAACCACTAGCAGGGTGATATATCAGGAAAAAACAATGAAATTTGCGAATGCCGACTCAAAAAGGTTGCATGGGCAATTAAATTTTCCGAGATGTAATGGTAAAGTAGTGTACAAAACAGTCTCCGCGCCAATGCCTGTTAATGTTAGCGTTGGATATGAGGTTACTATAAGGACTGAATACCAACAGCAAATGAATGATTTATTGCAACCATTTATTACGTCTCCGGGTACAATTAATTATATTACTTTGTTGGAGGCCGGCCATCGATATGAGGGCTTTGTACAGCCTGATTTTTCGTCTAATAATAATTTAGGTGATTTTTCTACAGACGAACGACGCTTCGAGAGTAAAATTACTTTAAATGTAGTCGGATATCTAGTCGGTCAAGGTGACAATCGAGAGA